CGCGCAGTTGCCGCACAGGCTTTGCTTGGCGTCATCCACAGACACATCCCACTGGTCCGCCTTCTTGGCCCAAAACGCAGTGTTGGGCAGCTTCGGGTTTTCAGGGCCATAGCCAGCACTGGTGATCGCCTTGGCCCGGTTCTTCAGGTTTAGCGTAATGTCTTGCGTTGGCATTGGGCAGCTTTCGCCCTCCATGCCCTCGCCCTCTTCTTTGTCCATGGCTTGTGCCATGGTGCGCTGCATCGTTGCCATTATTTCTTCCCCTTCGGTTTGACCTTGGCTTCACTCAAAGCAATGGCAATGGCCTGCTTTGGGTTCTTCACCACTTTGCCCGTGCCGCCGCTGTGCAGCTTGCCGGATTTGTATTCGCCCATCACTTTGCCGATTTTCTTTTCGGCCTTGGTCATTTTCATAAATTACCCCGTACTGTTTTGGATTTCCAGATTATGCGACTCTGGACAGATTTCTGCGCAATGGCTGGCTCCACTTGTTGCTGGCAGAACTGCCGTACATCCCAGCAATCGCATCACTTGCAAACGTCAAGACAAACGCATCAGCCTTGTCAGGACTCGGTAAGCCTCTGCGCCTGATCTCGTCTTTGCCCTCAATCTGAATCTTGCCATTGCTGGTAAAGCTGTACCGCACTGTGGCCAACTCAGCAATCAGCACCTCATCTCTGGCCATCTTGCAGTCCCGCGCCTCAAGCCAGGCTCTCGCCCGATACCAGAGTTCAGCCTTCAGGTTCCTGTACGTCCCGCCCATGGCCGGACTCTCGGCCACGTTAATCCCCCGCGCTGGCAAACCCAACTCACGCAGACGGTCAACCACCCCAGCCCCAAGGCCAATGCTGTCCACCAAAATCTCTTGCGGCTGTTGGCTTGGCGGCAGCGCGTTGTACTCAGCCACCACCGCCCCCGTCAGTTGCATCAAGTCCAAATTCTTCCAGGTCTTGATGCTCTCAGTCACCGCATTTCCCTGGCGCTTGCACAGTGCTGACCTGTCCGAACCAAACCGCGCCACATCCAGCCCCCACACAATCGGCGCGTGTTGGCTTGGCGCGACATCCCGATTGACCGCCTGCTCCAGCAACTCCATCGCAATCACCGTGTCGTCATCACCCTTGGGGAACTCACCCACCACCCGGATGCGGTAGACGTTGCTCTCCTCGCCATACCGGGTCTGCATTTCCTTGACGTACTCATCGCTCACCCGTGGGCTGTCTAAGCAACTCACCCTGAAGGTAGTCCACTCACCCGCCAGGCGTGTGTGCGTGTCATAGAAGAACCCGCTTGAGCGCACCGGGTTGCCAAGTAACAAAGTTACAGCGTTGTGGCCAGACATCGAGCCAGCCGCAGCCTCAAACACCTGCTCCGGCACACCAGACGCCTCATCTGCCACCAGCATCACGTTCTCGCTGTGAATACCCTGCAACGCTTCAGGCTGCTCGGCCCTTGACGTTCTGGCCGAAATAAACATCTCAGTCGGAGCAGCGTTGAACTCAATACGCTCCTGCTTAACCGTCAGCAGCCCCTGCAAGGGCAAAGGCATCGCGTTGATCCAGCGCTTGAGTTCCGCAAACATCGCGTCATACAGTTGGCTGGATGTCGGCGCTGTCACCACCACCTTGACCGGGCTGCGTGTCATGAAATACCACAGCATGGCCCATGAGGAGGCCGTAGACTTGCCAACCCCGTGGCCGGACCGCACGCTAATCTTTCTGTCCCCTCGTGCAATTGCCTTCAAAAACAGCACCTGCCAGGGGTCAGGGTCAACCCCCAACACCTCCCTGACAAACAGCACAGGGTCCGGGTGATACCTGTCCACCCACTGCTGGAATACATTGTCTTTTGCCATATACGTCAATTATGCGTCCAGTTGATCAGGAATGATGGCCCTGGCCCTCTTCATCCTGATTTCTTCATTGACGATATTTAGCGCCTGCTCCATCTCCTTGACCGTGCAATCGTCAAGCTGCTGGCCATGCAACTCCACCACCACCTTCACCGCAACCATCTCCGGCCCTGTAAACAAAAACCTGTCCTTGGCCACACCCCTGACCCCCATGTCGTGAATCGCATCTTGCGCAGCCTTGATCTCCACCGCCCAATCTCGCCCCAGGTCAGCCCTCACCCTGATCAGCGCCTCGGCCACATTCACCGCCGAAATCAACGCATCCACATCCTCCCTGGTCGCTGTCCCGTTCAGCATTGCAGCCAGCGCCTCATGCATCTTTAGCTTCAAAGAAATTCCAGCATCAGGCACTGCTCCCACCTTCTTCAGCCCAGACTGCACCCACGCCATGTTGTCCAGCCTCACACCCTTGGGCTTGTACTTGCTCTTCTTACGCATACACCCCACCCACCCAATTCGTCCTCGGCTTCTTGGTATTCCCACCCCACTTGACCCGATCCCTTGGATGCGGGCAGTCCTCTGGAACCTCCACAGCCACCCAGACCTTTTCATACTGGCCGCGCCTGGCTGGCCTCCAGCGATCCACATACACATCAGGCATCGCCCGTAATGATGTCCGCACATTGGCCACATGCATCCCGGTGATCTCTGCCATTTCCATCGGGGTCATGCCCTCCGGCTTTGTGCGCAGCAGCTTGCGCAACTTTTGTTGTCTGACGGGGGTCATGTGTTCCCCCTTGCTCGAATTGCTTCAGCACAGCTTTCACCTGTAAAACCACATGGCCCCATCTCATCACACACCTTTGCACACGCCTCACGCTCGGCCTCAACAGCCTCACGCATTGCCACACACGCATATTTCTCGCAGGTCGGGCCGCATGAGTGAATGTCCCATTTGTACTTCTCGTCTTGGTCAGCACGAACAAGGGCTTCAAAGGCTTTGAGTTCATTCGTAAGGTCGTGAATTTCAGGCCAAGGCGACACTGGGTCATCAATATCACAAACCAAATTGGCTTCAAAGGCCATGTCTATCGTGTCTCTCATTTCTTTTCCCTCAAACAACTGCACCAGTACCCGCTGCTGTCATAGCCAATGCCATGGCAGTAAGGGCAATGCTCATCAGTCACTGCTGGTGGTACAGGGCCAAACCAACGCTTGAGCCAGTTGATAAGCGCTTTCATAACACCCCCACCAGGTACAGGACCAGCCAGATGGTGGTGGCCGAGATCAGCGCCGATGCCACCACGCTGCCAATCAAAACAAACTGGTGCTTCGTACTCATACCATCCTCCCAGCAGCCTGCGCCATCAAGGTCTCCTTAGCCTGCGGCTGGGCCACCAGCCACTTAGGGCCAAGATGGCGAATGCTCTTTACCCACTGCTTCTGGTTGTGACGGCTATGGGGGAATAAGGTGCGGACCTTGATAAGTAATGTCGTGTTCATCGGTTTCTCCTGTCAAAGAAATTGCACTTTAGCGCAAATGAAGGGTATTTGTAAATTACTTTAAAAATTTTTTTTGAGGGTATTTAGGGGATAGATGTCGGGCGCAGCAGCAGCCGCCCCCGCCTTGCGGCCCGAGGGGGGGGGTCGCGGCCAGCCGGGCTGGCAGGTCGGCAGCACCTGTCCACAGATTTTGGCAATAGTTATCCACAGATTCCTGTGGATAACTTGCAATGTAACTATCAGGTATCCATTAATCTGTGGATAACTCAGTATCGACTTAACATAATGGTCATTGTAGGAAGTACTGTCAGTCTTCGGTATGCGTAATGCTGCGCTTGCGCAGTGCATCGAGCGCCATGCTTCCCAGGTCAATGTTGACAAGTGGCTGCTGCTTGTCGCCGTAGTCGTCAGGAGCCATCTTGCTGGCCAGCCAGCGCCTTGTATCGACCCGCAGCTTGGCCACCTGCGCCTCTTGCGGCGTTGCTGCGTCTGCGATCTCCAAGGTCTGTTCGGCTAAACTCTGCCCACCTCGCGTGCGTGCGCGTGCAAGAGCGGCAGCGCGTGCCTCGCCCCCTCTGTCCACCCAATCGTAAAAAGCGGTGTGACTTATCCCCAGCGTCCGAGCCAACCCCAACACTGTCTCGCCTTCGGACAGCTTGTCGATGATGGCCACTTCGCCACCGAACTGGTGGATCTTCTTGTTGACGTCTGTGGCTTCTTTGCGTGCAAGGTTGGCTTTGTCTTTGAGTGACAGTTGCCTTTCAACAATGTTGTCTGCCCATTCAGCAAGCGTGTTTGCTTTCGCCATTCAAATACCCCTTAATGATTTCAAAGCCTTCTGTGGCTGAACGTGCGACGGTGCACAGGTAGCCGTTTGCGTTTAATGCTAACTGCAAAGCCTTCTGCTCTTTACTTTGCTGCCCTGTGGCCGTCTTCATCTCCACAAACAGCCCATGAAAGCCACCACAAGCCTCCAGAACGCACAAGTCTGGCATTCCAGCCAGTACCCCTTCCATATGCAGCCTAACGCGCTCTGAGGCCGTTCTATCGCCTCCATTCGGTATTGCCGCAATGATGGCATCAGGATAGAACGCACGAACACGCTGCACCAGTTTGACCTGTTCAGTGTGTTCAACGCTTTTTCTTAGTCTTGCCACCATGCGTCTGATTCTACCGATGATGGCTTGTCAGTTGACTTGGAATACAAATGGCATCGGTGTTTCAGTTGGCTTGGTTGCGGCGATAAGCCAGTTGCATGGCAATGGGATTCAGTCCAATGAATTCTTAGCCATTTGCCTTTTTGCTCAAATTTGTCACCAGCCATGCCAAGTCGCTTGCCCATGGCTTTCAGTTCTTTTGCCCTGTCCAAGTTCACAAACTCATCGGCTGGCTGATCGACTCGATGCTGGCAGTTATCGCAGGTCACCCGGTCATCATCCAAAAAAGGCGGCAGTGCAACCAGTGCAACAGTGCAACCAATTTCCTTAACCTTTTTATTTGTATTGTGTATGTGTGTATTTCCCATATATCTACCTATATCCATTTTAAGTAAAGTAGATGCACTAGGTTGCACTAGGATGCACAACACTAGTATCCATGCGGATTCCAGACAAGTGCAACCACTAGTGCAACGTGCATCCTTTTTGGCAATTTAAGCAAAAACCGATGGAGGGATCAGAGTTTTTGAAACTCCGTTGGTTCTTCGGGCAGTGCATCCCCTAGTTTTGTGCAGGTAAGTTGCGACCCTCGTAACGTCTGACCGAGAGGGATTTGCCAACCCAATTGCCAGCGCAATTTCGGTCGCTGTTCGCCATTTCCAGTCAAATCCAGGCGCATCCCAATCCAGTTTTGTTTCAAGCCGTTCGGCAATTGGGTCCAGCGTCATGAACTGCTCATTCGATTCATTGAGGCTGGCCAACTCGGCGTCATCCAAGAACCACGACTCGCCAGCTTGGTACAAAGTTTTGACTTCGGCCCAAAACTGCTGCATATCAATCTGGTGGTTGTAATTGATGGCCATGCAGTCAATCGTCCAATAACGGCGGTTGCCCGTGTTGTCGGACAGGAACTTTGAATCATTGACTGACGCAAAGAAAACCGTCCGGCGAGGGTTGACCGTGTTTTTACGGGCGTAGGGCAATCGGTATGTATCGCTGGCTTGGGTGATAAAGGCTTTAAGGGCTGCAATGTCAGACTTGCGAAAGGTGGCATCCAACTCGCCCAACTCCACCAGCCAGTTGGCTGTGACCTGGCGCACGCTGTCGGGGCTGTCTGGCCGCAAGATCATCCCGTCCTTGGCAAATCCCAAGCCCTTCGGGACCAGCGACAGGAACCAGCTTGTCTTGCCAATGCCTTGGTCGCCCAGCAGGGTCAGCACGCCATGAGCGCTGACGCCACCAGGCTTATACAAAGCTGCCATGGCACTGAGCGCCCAGCGGCGCATCATCTGCACTTTTAGCGGCTCATCCTTGGCCGTGATGGTGTCAAGCCACTTCTTCATCCGGCTCACGCCATCCCAAGGCTTGGACTCAACCCACTTCTGGGCAGGGTGAAACGGGTTCTGTGCACAAAGCATTGACATATATTCCGGCACCAAGCTGGACGGTAGGCCCACCAAATTGGCTTGACTCATCATGTTGGTGACGGCACTGTTGGCTTCGCACCCTTCGGCCACATTCATGCCTGGGATGCGCACAACTTCTTCGCCAGTCATCATGTTCATGCGGTAATCAACACCCAAGAAACGTGACAAGGCGGCAAAGTTTTCAAGAGTGTTCAGCGGCTTTGGCGTTTTGCCACCAGACATATGCGGCCAAACCAAGGACTGCAACACGCCGTCATCTACATCACTGGCCACTTCTGCTGACTTGTGGGCCACCTGTAAGGCTGTGACGGGCTGCCAGCCCAGCTTCTTGGCCATCCAGATCAATGAACCAGCGCCAATCATGGTTGGCCTGGCCTTTTGCCATTCCCTGTCAGCAAAGGCTTGATCGTGCTTGATGGACTTGGCCGACCAGCGCATAAAAGCGCTGCGGCCTTCTTCCTTCAAAGCGCCTTTGGTGGCGTACAGGATGCGCAGCCAATCGTCAAACGGCAAGTTCGGATTTGGCATTGCGCCAACTGCGGACAGCGCAAGGATTGGGTCATCGGCTTCTTGGCGCTCATTGGAAATGCGATCTGCCAATGCGCCGCCAGAGTCTGATGTGATGGATTTGCGCTCAACCAGTTGGCCATGAAGTGACAGCAGCACCTCACACCTGGCGATGATCTCTTTGGCCTGGTCTTCATCAAGCGTGACCAACTTGCTGCGCTTCATGGCCAAAGGCTCGCCGCCACCATTCCAGTTGTATGGCTTGCCTGTGTCGGGGTGGATGGCGTAAGCCACAAACTGCTGACCACTGGCCAAGATCTCGACCTTTGAGCCTTTGACCTTGCCATTGGCATCTGCTTTGTCGGTCTTTAGGACATACGCTGCTGTGGATACTTTGGCAAATTCTTCTTCTGTGCGAAACAGCAGCAACTCCCGTGGCGCGTTGCCGATGCGCCGGGGCGGTGGGACTTCGTGGCAGCCAGCGACATCAAAGACGATGGCGCGGATG